GTGCATGTAGTCAACCCAGCCGGACAAGTGAAGGGGTTGGTGACTATGAGTGTTGAAGCGCTACCGTGCGCGTGGTACGGGCGTAAGTCGGTGGTCAAGGATGACAAGGATGCGGAGAGCATCCTTGTGCAGCGGATGAAGTGTGACGAGTACTGCGCCACGCGTCAGCCTGAACCGTGGCTGATCGTTCCTGAGCTTGTGTACGTCGATGAGGGCATCAGTGCCAGCAAGGGGCTCTACCGCCCGGACTTCATACGGCTCATCTCTGACATCGAATCTGGGAAGGTCAGGCGTCTCGTCGTCCGCGAGCAAGCGCGCCTGTCACGTGAAGATCTTGAGCTGCTGCTCTTCCTGAGGACAGTCACCAAGTACGACGTTGAGGTACGCGACTCCCACGGCAGGGAGATTAAGAACGATCTTCAGACGAAGGTCAAGGCGATGGTGGACACTGACTACGCCGCTAGCGTCCGTCAGAACGCCATTGAGCATCAGGAGTACGTGGCAGCGTCGGGACGCGCTCCTGGTACTGCTCAGCGCCCGTACGGCTACACCAAGAACTACGCGTCAGTGGTCGAGGACGAAGCGAAGGTGCTTCGTGAGATGGCGGACCGTGTCCTTGCAGGCGAACCGCTGTACAGCATCGCGAAGGACTTGAACGCTCGCGGAGTGCTGAAGTACACAGGGAACACGTGGAAAACACAGGACATCAGCAAGCTTCTCAAGCGCTCCGAGAACGCACGAATCCGTACGTACAAAGGGGAAGAGTTCCCCAACGGTCAGTGGCCTGCGATCTTCGATGAAGATATGTACCGACGTCTGCGCACAGCGCTCGACACGAACGAGCCGTTCAGCACCGACACCAAGGTCAAGTATCTACTGTCAGGGATCTTGGTGTGTGGCCTGTGTGGAGTCCCGTTGTCCGCGAAGAACCCTTCGTATTGGTGCAACCCGAACCGTGGCGGGTGCGGGAAGATCGTCCGGAACATGCTCGCTGTTGATGAGTACATGATCCGCAGGACGTACGAGCACATCCGACGCTTGCCTTCACCGAACGCTGATCACACTCCCGTAAACGAGACACAGGAGAAGACTGAGAAGCTGCAACAGGAACGCGTGGATACGTTGCAGGCGCGTAAGGATGGGGTGATCACGTTGAAGGACATGGCCGCCTTGGTGCAGGACATCGACGCCAAGATTAAGGACCTTCAGCGGCAAGCAGCACAGACGTACGTGAAGATCCCCGTAGACACTGCTGATGAGTTCTTAAACAGCGGGAGGGACAAGCAGCGCGCAGTAATCAAGCGCCTGTATCCCATGGTCGGCGTGAACCCCACAGGCAGGAAGGGCCTTAGGTTTCATCCTGATCAGCTTGAGTTCTGAGCTGAAACGTAAAAAGCCCCTAGCTAAACGTCATAGGACGCAGCTAGGGGCTTTCTCTTATCGTAGGATTGTTCGTACGTCGTTGGCAGTGGCGTCATCGAACGTCTCATCTTCGAGTGCGCTCGTGATCTGCTCAGCCCACTGCTCTCCAGGTAGATTCTTCATACATACCTGCTACATGCTGCACACAGAGTGCATAAACGATCGCAGTGGGTTCATTGCGCTCTCACCAAACACAAAATGTTCCAGCTGTGCCAACCTATTTCGTTCCGTCCCTAGAGAAGCTTGTTATCGATAACAAGCACTCCTAGAGACTTAATGGATTAGGGTGGCACAGCTGGAACATTCCTGGTCAGGGCGTTGTTGGGGGCGTCTGATCCTGAATCTCACGCATCCTGTAGCGATGTGCTTCTTCCTCGGCACGCATCCTCGCCTGACGTTCTTGCTCAAGCTCTGTGCGTAGGGCTGTGATCTCCACACGCAAGGCGGCAATTTCGTTCCTCAGAGCGGTGATAGTTTCCGTCTGAATGGTGTCGCTTGCTTTGTCAGTCTTGATGAACATGCGCATCACGAGTGCGAGCACGATGACAATCACACCGACTACGCCAGTTTCAGGGAGCGCCGATAGAATCATAGTCCAGTCCATCACGCAGTCCAGACCGTGAACGAGTGATCAGCCGAGTAGCGCACACTGACTGTACGCACTCCCTCACCGATGTTCACAGGGCCAGGACGGTCAGCAGATACACCAAGCGCCCCGATGTACTTGACATTCTTCCCTGAAGCGCCAGGTGTGTCATACACGGCCCAAATTTCCTTCACGGTCACGGAGCGTCCGAAGTGCACCCCGAAGAAGAGGTTCGTATTACCGTTCGCCGGAACGGAGATGTAATCGTCAGAAGCGGCAGATGCCAACATGTGCAGTTCCTCGTCATTCTTCGTCACGTCATCCTGCGTAAGTTGCCCGCCAGGGACGTAATCGGAGATGACACGGTTACGGTCGCACTCAACACCATTGATGTAGACGCGCCCGTTATTCCATTGGTAGTAGTTGGCGTGTGGGACTAGATCACTCTCACGTCCTGCTTGCCAAAATGCTGAAGCGTGCCCCTTCGCAGCGTTCAGCGCGTTCGCAAACCCATAAGCGCCTACACGCGCAATCCCCAGAACGCTCGCAGCGCCATCTAGATAGGCTTGCCATGTCTTCACATCAATGACGTTAGGGCGATCGTTTGTGAAGAAAATGACGCCCGTATATCCGAGCATCTGAGAGCCGGCTAATGCGTGCTGTGCATTAGCTACACCACGCGCCCAACCGCCATCGGCGTCATCAGTATCAACCTGCATCACCAAACGGACCTTGAGCCCGTTTGCGATGAGGTCGTCATACTCAGCTTTGTTCGTGTGCTTCGTACGCAGAAGGTCAGGCGCGTCGATGTAGCGAATACAACCAGTACAACGTTCCCCATTGGGACCGATGACGGCGTTCTTCATCTCAGCGCCGGACAACTTCCGCGCACGATAATCAACCCAATATTCAGGCATAGCGTCCCTCTCAGATTGCTCCGGGATGCCTGCGCGTTCGTCGCATCATCTGCTTTCGCTTTTCGTTAGCGGCACGTCCGCCTTGCGATGCAGTGCGTGAACGGTGGTGTGCGGAGCAGAGGGAGCGCAGGTTCTCTAGTGTGTGGTTAGTGTTATTGCCAATATGATCGACGTCTGTCGCACGTTCTTCACAGCGCGCACCGTGTTCGTCCCATGTGCAACGCCATCCGTCACGCTCTAAAACTGTTTTACGGAGACGTTCCCAACCGGGAGGTAGGGGAGTGGTGCGCCAGCGTGACGCGCTCATCAGCCGGGACCGATGGGATTGTCACCCTTGCGTTCACCACTTGTGTACCCGAAGTGGCGCTCAAACAAGGTGGATGCCAAGCCGTCAGCTTCGCGCTTGCTCATGTAACCGAGCAAAATATCCCTGAGGGTGGTCCAAGGGTGAGGGGAAAAGGCCCAACGATAGAGCCCTTCCCCCAACCAATAGCGGATGAGCGCACGGCCTGATTCAGTGAGGTCAAGTCGTGACGCTGCCATTACGCCTCCTGAATGAGGTAGGTAAGGTCTGTGGACGTCACGGCCTGCTGATCCATCAAAGGTTCATCACTTGAGAAGCTGACCTGACTGTATGGGTTAAATGCATACAGCCAATCACTGACCTCCACGCGGTAATGCTGACTGTTGGGCCACATTCCGTAATCCCACTCAATTCCATCATCGACACGCGTAGCAACTGTGCCGGTGTTGGCATTGACATACGTGACTAGCTCATCAAGGTTTTCAAGGGTGACCTGAATTTTGCTATCAATTGGTGGGCGCGGAGTTGTGTACTTGAATTCGAGCATGAGAAACCCCAATCAGGAGATACGCTGAACAGCGAGGAACGTGCGCTTATACCCGTCTCCACCTGTGGTCGTGACGTTTTGGGCGGTTCCGACCTTCAATGTGAATGTGCTGCCTGCGGCGAGGGCGATAGGACCTGAGTGGATGTTCATAGCAAGTTCCAGCGAGCCCGGTGCATACTGGTAGTAGAAGTATTCCGCCTGAGCGTAGATCTTGGTCAGTGGGTTATTGCCGATGAACATGTTCGCGTTGAACCCGATTTGTGCGTATCCCGCCGTAGCGGTGAACGTAAGCGCATAGGTGCCAACGTAGTTAGCGGTGAGGTCATAGACCCCTGTGTTTACCACGGTGAACGTGTCGCCTGAGACAGTAATATCTCCGGCACCGGTCCCGTCCGCAGTCCAGGTACCAACCGCCTGAGTCGCTGATGTGTGGGTCACGGTCTCCGTCGAATACCATCGAGAGGTCTTATTCAGCGCCCGCCCAGTTTCAAGGTTCGTCGCACGCGTGCCAAGCGCAGAGTTTCCAATTGTCGCGTCCTGCGTGACGGTGATGCGCGTGTCATTGCCCTGCGCTACCTTGCCCGCTGCTGTACCAAAATCTGCGGCGAGTGTGCGGTTAGCGGTGAGGTCACCGCCACCTGTCAAGCCTGTGCCTGCGGTGATGGTGCGTGATGTTGCTACCTTGCCGCTTTCAACGGCAGTGGTGCGGGTGTCGAGGTCAGCAAGGTTGAGAATGACGATGTCACCGAACTTCGCCTTACTGATTACTCCGCCTGAAACGACAGCATCGCCAGGGAAAGGTGTCTGTGCCAAGGTGAATCAACTCCAAACGAAAAGCAAGGCACCAGGCCGAAAGATGAATTGAGAGGGGAGACCTTTCAATGTGAAAGGTCTCCCCGTGACGATGTGTCAGTCAGTCCACGTAGATGAATCCCACGTACCGCTGTTCCAGGCGCCTTCACCCGGGTTACCGAGTACGCGTAAGGTGAGCGTGTCCGTGTATTCGTCGCCAGACCAACGAGTGGTCTTCGAGACAATCTGAGCGTAGAAAATTGAACCTGAAGCCTGAGGGTCGTCAGCGGTGATTCGCACAATGTCCCAAAGCTGCCTGCGAGGGTCAGCAGGAACCGAGAGGTCATTCACCTGAGGTGCAGGCTTGACAAGCGTTGACAGCAGAGAGCCCGCAACCATGTTCGCCGTGTACTCGGACTGCAACCATTCATTCGTGTCGATGCTCAATGTGCGAACACCGATACGTGCGATTGAGTCTGTGTCACGTGCTGATCCCTGAAGCGCAATGGCATCAGTCATCAAACGCCCAGCAACACGGAAGTTGCCCTGATTAGCTCCGTTGAACGCTCCGATGAACTGATCTGTGGTTGCGGACTTCCATGATCCGAGGATGTTACGGAAGTCTGTACCAGCCGGCGCAACCGATACCTGCCAGCCTGCCGTAGCAGCCGCACGGGAACTTGCGTTTACCGTCGAGACGTGACCAGTACGCATTTCAACATTCGCTTCAGACGTTGGCGGCACTGACGTTTCACCAGCAATGCGCTGATTGAACATCGTCGCGTCCGTCTTCAGTGGCAAGAGAACGTTCGATACGGTGGTGTTTGCTGGCGTGTACTTTTCTGTACCCGTCTGCTGCTCATAGGCATAGCCAAGAGTGCTACCACGGAACTGACCGTTGAGGATGACGTTATTACGCCTGTTGTTGTCCGTAGGGTTGATCTCAACTTCATTGAGAGAGTCGAGAGTAATCACCTGCTGCGTGACGTCGGGAATCGTAGGGGTTTGGCCCCATGACGCATCACCGAAGTTCAACGTTCCATTCTCGTCTGTCCACAGCAAGCCCTGCTCAGCGGAAACGATGTTCTTCAACGTCTCCCAGCCGTTGGCACGATTGACTTCAGGCAGGTGGTACAGGTAGCCGAGAGAGCCAAGAGGGGTGTACGTGCGGTCGGTCTGGCGCTTGAATGACACGCGAGGCTTCCCGTTGTCCAACATCGGGAACGCTGGACGAGTTAGGTAGCTAACACCAGCTCCTCCGCCGAACCACTCAATACCAAACGATCGGTGACCGACGCTGCCACCCTTGTTCGCAAGATTCGTGAGAATCATGTTGGTACGGCCGTTACGTGGCTTACCGCCATTCTGACCCGCAGCGGTGTCCGTGGCATCGCCCGAACCATTACCCGCGACGTCGCCACCGGAGATGTTCTGATAGCGATAACCAAAGTTGCCGGGATTCGCAGTAGCAGTCAAAGTCTGAACTGTACCGTTGAATCGAACCTCAGGGATGATTTGGTTGTTAAGGAAACGAACCTTCAGCCATACTTCGTTAGGCGTTGGGTACACAACAGCTGGACTCGTCCACGTGACAGCAGGAAGAGCCGCTGTGCTGGTCCATACCCAAGTGCGATACCCGGACATGCTTGCGCCTTCCATTACGGTGACGCGAACAAACCCGTTGAACAGCACTTCGAGAACCAAGCGCCCCGGGAAGATGATGGAGTCTGTGTAAACTGTTGGAGAGACGAACGGGCTCTCACCCCACTTTGTGTCTTCAAGGTAGAAGCGCGACTCAATTGCTGTGTCGGTGCTAGAGCTGAAGCCCTGCCCAATCATCGTGTTGAGTACACATCCAATGTCCGCTTCAACTTCAGAAGTAGCGTTGGAAGGCACATATACGGCAGTGCTCGCAGAGTGAACCGCTAGGCTTGTGCCATAGATAACGGGAACAGGAACATCAAGATTGGTATTGCGTGCGCAAGCCGGAATGCGCCACGTGCTATCAGGGTAGTAGTACCCTCCTGGAAGAACCGAATTCACGTAGTACCCGAGCTGGTACATGTTGGCAACTTCGCCGATAGACGGAAGTGCCGAACCAATGTTGCTCATGTAGGAGTAAGTGTCTCCACGTGGCTCCCGAATACGGGACCTACCAGTCTGGCGAAGCACTTCATCAATAGCCCACTGTGTTGAAATAGGGAGAGCTGTACCAAAAGCGTTCTCATACCAGTCGCTTCGTGGGCTAGTTGTTTGAGCTGCCCAACGAGGTAGGGACACCTCAGCGCCGATCAGGTCATAGTTGTCAACGCCCGTGATCTGCACAACGCCCGATACCTTACGGATCTTATACGAACGAATGTTTCCGAAGAATCCAGGAAGGTCGACATCACCAATAGCTGTGCGTACGCGCCATAGAACCTTAATGGGGGTTCCGACAACTTCGTATGATGCTAGAGGTGAGTTACCGTCGTATGGGTCGAACAGCGTAAGTGCGCGCACGTCGTTAGACGTAGCGCCACTCATAGTCAAATCAAGGCCACCTGACGCGAATCCAGCGATAGCGTTCACGCCGTCAGGAAGACTCGACGCGTAGGAGCGATCAACGTTGACGGATTCAACAATCTCGGTCAAATCGGAGTACTCGTGATCGAACGATCCGTCACGATCCCAGTCCACCAGAACAACAGCGAATGCTTCACGAACGGGCGCATCTAGCGCGTCCGAAAGCGGAGCAACCTGGAAAAAATCGTCTGGCTGAAGCATTAGACCTCCAAGAGAGTTAGCGACAGACCCGAGTACGGGTAAAGGCGCACTTCGTCGTTAAGTGATTCGATGACGACACGCGCCCCCGTCCCTGATGTCCAATCGCTAGCCGTATCTCCTAGCTCAGCCTTCATCGGACCGACTTGAATTGCAGAACTAACTGGCACATTAAACTTGACGCGCCACACAGGGAACCCTGTGATAAATGAAGCGGTGAGAGAAACGTGCTGCCAGGTGGAAGACGCTGAGATAGTTACCGACTGTGGTGTGCCTGAGGTAAATCCAACTTCGCTATTGAAGGGAAGGAGCGTCATTGTGCCACCATTTGTGGCCAGAACCCACGCTGAGAGCGTGACATCGCCAAGGGTTGCCGGTAGCTGTCGGCCCCTAAAATCAAGAAAGGACGCGTTTGGGAAAGTGGAGGAGGGGTTGGTCAGTACAGTAACCAGGCGCGGTGTGGGTGAAATCGCTAGTCCTGAGCCTGTAGGAGCAGCATGTGTTTCGACAATATTCGACAGGCTGAACGTGTTCCCATAACCATAAGATGAGCCGGCGGCTGCATCACGAGGGTGTAGAAGGTTTGTTGTGTATGGATCGAAGAAGCGCAACGGCTCGTTTGCACCGAAGCCGTAGTACAGCTGCTCCAGGCGCTCACGAGTTTCAGGTAGAGCGTCAGACCATGACAGCTCCCACTTGCGCTTAATGCCTGTGACGTTCGTAGTGCGACGCCCGGAGGCACCCTGACTGATGGACTGGATTCGTTCAGCCGGACGCGTAAACGAGTCAGGCTCTTCGAGTTCCTGCAAATCAGTCAGGGAGCCAAGGTAGAACTTGCGAAGCATGAGTTACCTCCGAGCATTGCTAGATGTGCCACGCGACACGATTCGTGCGAGGCCAGATGGATCAATTACGAACTGAGCGCGTGCAAGTCCATCCGCAACGGCCTGTGAGATATCGCCAGAGCCACCAGGATTGACTTCAGGGAGGATTGCGCGGTTCTTACCTGAGAGCGGTGTGACCTGAGCGCCACGGTTAAGTGACAACAGTTCAGGACCCTGCTCACCGACAACCACAGTTCCGCTCTGCGTGATCGTTCCACCCTCAGCGAGATAAGGAATGTTCGGAATGTTCACGCCAGGAATGAGGTTCGCCGCCGAAATCAAACCGTTGAGAAGCTTGATTGCGAAGTTCAAACCGGACTTCAAGCCGTTGGTGATACCTGACCAGACGTTGGAGAAGAAATTCCCGACGCCGGACCAAACACCCTTGATGAAGCTCCAGGCGTCCGAGAACCAAGACTTGACTGTGCCAAGCGCTCCAGAAACTCCACTAACAATGCCGTTCCAGATACCGGAGAAGAACCCCGATACACCTGCCCATACGCCCTTGATGAATGTCCAAGAGACAGAGAAGGCGTTCTTGACGATGTTCAGGATTCCTGAAACTCCGCCAAGCTGGTTCAGAAGGTTTGAAATCCAACCGATGACAGCCGCGATCGCACCGACGATTGGCCCGAGGAAAGCCGCCGCCAAGTTCAAGACAGGTGTCAGAACAGAAGTGAACAGCGACACAAGCGGCGGCAATAGTGTGCCGATCATCTGAGCAATTAGCCCGATGATGGGCGCCAACGCCTGAACCAACTGACCAATAACCTGAGCCACAATTGTGAACACCGGAGTCAGTGCTGTGAACAATGCCTGCAAAGGTGGAAGCAGGGCCGAGACCAACTGCCCGATAGCAGCTAGGATTGGCTGAAGAACTTGACCAATGAGCCCAAGAATCGGCTGAAGCTGCCCCGTGGCTGCGAGCGCGGCGATAATGCCGGTTGCCAGCAGGATGAACGGGTTTTCCTTAAGAAGGGTGAACAGCCCCGAGAACAATGGACCAATCTTCGAGATCAGTGGGATGAAGGTCGCTAGCGGTCCAGCAACCTTACTGAGAATTCCACCAAACAGGCCGATGCCTGCGACGATCGGTGCAATGGTCGAAGCGTTCTGAGCAATGAATGTGAAGATCTGCGTCAGGTGTGGAAGTAGAGCCTGGATTGCAGGCCCAAGGTATGAAGCGAACGCCTGACCTAGAGCTGTCACGGCAGAGCCGAGTGCGCCTAGAGCTGCCTGCCCTGCCGCTGAACCCAACGCCTGATTGATCGACGTGAGAATAGGAAGGACAGTGCCACCAAGATTACCTGCACCAGAAGAGATGCCAGTGAATACGTTCGTGACGATACCGACAACCTGCTGAAGGATTGCACCCAACTGCTTGAACGCATCTAGGGAACCCTGAATAATCTGCGAGATCTTAGCTGAGCCTTCGGCTGAAGCTGTGTACGCTGCAAACTTCTGTGCAGCACCACCAAGGTTCGCTGTTAGCTGAGCGATGATAGGCGCTCCGATAGCACCAATGTTGATGAACGCCTGGATTAGGGGAGCGATAGCAGCACCGATGTTTCCAACGATGGTACTTGTACTCATCAAGATCCCGTTGACCTTCGAGACATTCCCGCTGGCGTTGAGCATTCCCGTAACTTGAGTGGCGACACCACCAAGTACGGAAGCGATTGCCTGAAAGCCGGTAGTCAAACCTGGCAAGAACGTCTTCAGGTTGTTCACGGCAGGTGTCAGGGACTTCTCAAAGGTCGCTGAGACGGCGCCCTTCAATGTGTTCAACGTTGGTGTCAACTTGTCGAACGCTGCCTTAGCACCATCAGCGCCGAGCTTGACGGTTGCGAGAACACCAACAGCGCCGATGAGAGCAGCTGGCAGCAACGCGGCTGCACCTGCCGCCGAGATCAGCAATGGACCAAGCGCCTGAGTAACAGCGATGATGGACGTAGCCGCAACGGTAGCGTTCTGCAAGCGGCCTGCGAACAAGCTAGCTGAGCCCGCAGCGCTCCCAATGCCATTCGTTACAGCGGCAATCTGAGCAGCGGCACCCTTGGTGTCTACATTTACGCGCTTATTGATGTCCTGGCCTGACTCGCGACGAACGAATTCGTCTACGGTCGCCTTGGCGCGCTTGATATCTGCCTGGACATTGACCGTGATTTCGGCCTTGATAGAACGAAGACCTGCGTCAAGATCCTTGCGGAATGACGACAGGTCTGGTCGAACCTTTACACTTGCTGTTCCGATAATGGCCATTAAGGAGCCCTCCGATCATGGAGCATTCGGAGGGTCAACCTCGTTATTCTTGCGAGCGCTGGCTAGGAAAGACTTGGCGAACGCTGATGCATCGCCATTACCAGAGCGCGACTTTTCAGCCAGTGGATGCTTCAATGGTTCAGGTGGTGCCAACTTCTTAGACGAAGCTGCCTGCGCAGTCATATAGATCTGATGCTGCGACAGGTTGAGAATCTGAAAGAGAACGTCAGTATTGACGTCCCATCCCATGAGTGAGCGCGCCTTCAACGCGTCATTATTGGCACGGCGAAGTGTCATATACGCGGAATCGGCGCGAAGCCAGTTGATGAGATTCAACAGCTCATCGTCAGGAAGGGTGTTGACAGCATCGACCAGGCGCATGTGATACTCGCGCTGGAAGTCAGCTGTCAACGCGCCTTCACCTACGCGAAGTGCGCTTAGAATCTCCCGCGCTTTTCGACGCATCGCCTGCGCTCTTAGCAACGGTTTCGAAGATGGCTGTTAGTACTGACATCGATTCCTTGACGAAACGCTCACGAGCAAGGTCCGGGTTATCGGCAATGTCTGCCAATAGGTCAACGAACAGCTGGCGAATCTCGCTCAGCTCAACGTCTGCGTCGTCATCAAGTGCCGTCAGCTCGCGGACACGAGCATTGAAAAGTGTCGTCTCAACATCATTCAGGTCAATCGGAGACTTGAGATTGATGGTTACGCCATCCTCAAACTCGATTGGGGTAGCGGGGTAACGCTCAGCCGCGAGCTTACGGAACTCAGAAATAGCAGTCATCAGGAACCATGTCCAATCACATCGAGTGTTTGAAAGAAGGGGAGGGTGCCCGTCGCGCCAACAGTTCGCCGGCCCCGGGCTCTTACCAATTAGGCAAGGTCAACCTTCGTTTAGATCAGCTCTCGTCGCTTGGGAAGAGCACGTTCGACAACCACGAGTACTTAGCGCCAGTGTCAGGAGTCAAGAACGTCGCCTGAACAGGAACACGCACAGCGTCTTCAACAGAGTCAGTGTCGATGCTGTCGCGACCACTCCATGACGCCTTAGCTGCGTACAAAGCAACACGGTTCGCGCCATCGGACCACACGATAAGAACGGCAGTCAGAGTCGAGCCGTCATCAGCGTCAGTAACCTCGAAGGTGCCATCTGTCGCGCCACCATCGGTACCGTGATACAGCGCCAAGGTTTCGCGAGTAATCTGCGTGAAGTCAAGCTCAATACCGACCGTCACAGCTTCAGTGATAGTGCGGATGGTCTGCTTGCTCATCGAGCCCTTACTAGTGACGTCGCCACCGTCACGAACAAAGGAAACGTTACCGTCTCCAGTTTCATCACCGACGTGGCCAACAACCATCCAAGGAGTTGTAGGTGCGTCAAGAGCTACAGTCGTAGGGGATGGTGCAGCAGTGCCGACAGGCGCCGTGTAGACCATCGTGCGGTTCGGGATTACATAACCGAGATCATTCAATGCCATGAGAAAAGTCCCATCTGTAAAATAAAATCAAGATGGGAACCTGCCCCGTGATGTTGAGCGTCAGTCGCTCAAACCCCAGTGCTGTTCAGTGGAAAGCACGAGGTCGAATTGTGCAGTGACGCGCCCAACACCTGAAGGAAGTCCTGTGATGTCGGCGCGTGCGGGTGTTGACGTAACGATCAGGCGGTGAACACCACCATGCGCGTAGCTCGTTCCATCGGCCTGAGCGCTCCGTAGAGCCTCCAAGGCTGCGTATCCAAGTGCACGTGCCGCACGCCAACCTTCGACGTGATAGACGGTGATCTGAAGGCTTGGACGGAAGGAGTACGCGAGGTGCGCCGCTGAGCCTGTTTGCTCTGTGACGATGACACGTCCTGGCGCAGACAAAGCTGAAGCGTCATAAGCGTCAACAGCGTCGATGCCTGCGGCTGTGAGAACGTCGATGATTAGATCGATTGCGCTCAATGGGACGGTCATAGCGTGCCACCTAGAATGTGAAGCCCTTCAACGAACTTCCCAGACTTGGTGATGTGCCCAACTTCCACGCTCAAGGACGCCGGCCCTTCGAGATTCACGAAGTGGTCGACCTTGCCCTGTGTACGTGTGATCTGGTGTTCGCCTGTCTTACGGTGACGAGCAAGGCGTGCCTGTGCAGCCGATGCAATCACACCCGAGAATCGACGAAGAGCGTCTTGCGTCTCCAAGCTTCGGGCGACGTCACGCTCAAGATTCTTGTAAAGGTTCACGTCATCCATGTGATCACCAACAATCGCGATACAGCGGAGACGGAGTGATACGAGCGGTTGTGATTACAGGGATACCGAGCGCGCGCATTTCGCTCTTGCGCATGTACACAACGCCCTGAGCCTGCGTGTTCGTTGGGAAGCCTGCTGTTTCATCGGATGGAATTTCGGCAACGAGAGCGTCAGGCAAGCGGCAGGCACGAAGTACCATCGCACACTCAACACTGATCACTGCGTCATTCCACACGGCGTCAGTCAGTCGGCTTGGTGCCTTCTGACGAATTAGACTTTCGGCGTCGGTTAGGTACGCTTGGATCTTGGTTGCTTCGCCTGGCGTTGGTGTTCGTCCTAGGCGAGCCGTTACGTCGCTTACTGTCGCGACTGTCATTTGTCGCCTCCTGAAGGTTCATCTTCGCAGCAAGCTCAACTGAGCATTCGACAATGGAACCGCTGCGCATTCGATAGCGAGGCATCAAGTCCTCTTTCAAATGAAAAGGGGTGATGGCAGGGGCTCAAGTGAACCCCTGCCATCAAGAGAAGAGAAAGATCAGGCAACAGGAGCGTTGTCGCCGTCGCCGCGCACAACCTTCACGAAGGAGTCAAGGTCAAGCACGCCAACACCGATCAAAGCTTCGGCGCGGACAAGCACAAGGTTTTCCTGAAGCGCAGAGTGAGTAGTTCCACCCTGCACGTAGGTACCCTCAGTGCTGAAGGTCAGCTCAAGTCCGTTACCGACGATTCCCCACGCAAGGCGGGAGAAGTCGCCCATGTAACCAACAACCTGAGTGGCGTTAGCACCAGTAGCGATACCCTTCACGAATTCCGCAGGACGCCCGAACAGGCGGCCAGGACGGTACGCAGGGTTCGAGTCCGCGACAGGAACGTCAACGAACACTGGGCGGCCCTGAAGGTCGACAGAGCTGTTGATGATAGGCTCAGCGCGGAAGTCGAAAAGCGAACCGGTAAAGTTCTTGTCGTCATCCGCAAGCAACTGAATTCCGCCATTCAGGTCAGCGTAAACGCCACCCTCACCGCGCTCGGCAGTGTCAAGAGTTACGGACTTCGTAGCCTGGTTCAGGTAAACAGCGCCAGAGTAGCCACCACCAGTGATAGCCAAAGTGTCGAACGCACGGGCAAGCGCTTCGCTCAACTTGGCAGAGATCTGAGCAACCACGTTGGCAGGGTTAGCTTCCACAACGCGCTTGCTCAGCGGGATCACAACAGCCCACTCGCGCAGAGCGATAGCAGCGGAAGTGATCGCAGCATCTTCAACTGGCTTAACGCCAGCTTCAGCACCAACAAAACCACCAGCGATATCGTTCACGCTGACGGCAGTAGCGCCACCATAAGTCATAGGAACCTGCTGGCCATAACGCTGAACGAACGAAGTCTTGCGCGCGTCACCAAGAACGGCGTTGACCTGCTCGGGAGTCAGCTGGAAAGCAGACGTAGTTAGAGTAGCCATATATTGTTTTTCCAATCAAAAGAGCGCAGGGTGTTTTTTGCGCAGGAGGTAGCCCATCAACAATTAGGGCTGGGAGATAACGCGAGCGACCTGCGCTCTTTTACTCGGAAATTCCGAGAGCCTGATTTAGACCCTGAAGGATCGGGTCAACGATCTTAGGTGCTGCTGGCTGTGCGTTCGCGGGATCAGCAGGCAATGACGCCTTAGTTCCCAAGCTCTTGCTCAGCTCTTCAGCGTCCTGTCGAAGTTCATCAATACTGCCCCCACGAAGGCGGTCAGCGTGCTTGGTAATGCCAAATTCAGCAGCGGCAGTCAAGCGGTTGTATCGATCTTCCAACGTTGCGTTCGTCGCTAGAGTCTGTTCGTGCTTCTGCGAAAGGTCGTCAAGCTGTGCCAAGCGCTCGTTTGCCTTTGCCATCAGCTGTGCGGACTCTTCGTACTTCTGCTTAAACTCATTGCGTTCGACGCGATATCCGCCTGCTTCGCTACGTAGTTCACGAATGTGCTTCTGCACGTCTTCAGGAAGAGTGGATAGATCTGTCTGTACGATGTCGTCAGTCATTGGGATGCCTCCAGGGCTTTCAGTGAGTCATTGAGAGCGCGAAGTTGCTTTTCCTTGTAAGCCTTCGCGGCGTCACTTCGCGGGTTGCTGCGCTCCAAGGCAGAAATGCGTGAGCGCGTTGAGGTGATCTGTGCTTCGCGAGCGTTGGAAAGTTCAGTCTCACGAGCGCTTGTGTTAGAGCGCTGAACATCGTTCCCGTTCAGCCGGCGAATGCCCTTGCGATATGCGGAAGCAGCATCCTTACCGCCGAGACCATCTGTCAGTCGGTCGTACCTCTTACGCTCGTCTAGGTACTGATCACGACCAGGCCATGAATCACGCTGGCCGCGATAGACACAGACAATCTCGCAGCGGTCACCCTTATGGAACTCATTACGCTGGCCTGCGGACGTTGCTGTCTTGTACACAGGGCCACGGGAGATGAGCATTCGACAGAAGGGGCAAGGGTTCGGGTAGCGCGCAGTGCGTGCCCAACCTTCGATGTCGTCATCATTGAAGATGTACGCCAACGTTTGATTGCGGCCTGCTGACATAGCTACCGAATCACTGGAGACGATGAGCGAATCGACCTGATGTGTTTGAAGGTCTTCGTTAGTGTCATAAATCGACACCACTACGGAGCGCATATCGTCTTCAGTGAAGTCACGGATAGCTGGCCTGTCGATGAACGAGCTGCTGTCACCAAGCGCCTTCGTCTTGCTGCTCTTGTAGTGCAGCTCAGCTAGATCACGCTGAGAAGAACGCGCAGCATTGACGATTGGGAACATGGCCGTTGCAAGTAAATCGGCAGGTGGCTTAGTCCCTGTGAATGGAACCAACAGACGTGCCAGAGTGCGTGCTAGAGCCTTGCTAATCTTTAGCTGAGACTCATAACGCGTTGGGTCTGCCATACGAAGTCACCTCACTCGGACGCGTTGATTAGCGCCTGAAGCGCAGTGACCTCTTCATCCGCAAGCATTCGGTCGATCGTGTCGGCACTTTCACCAAGACGTTCCAAAAGCTCACGACGTGTGTAGAGAGCCTGACCGCCAACAGTGATACCGGCCAACTTGCTGATCGCATCAGCACGGGCAGCGAGGTTCGGAAGGGAAGCGTCAACCCATCGCAAAGTGACAGTTTCATCAGAGAGCGCGGGGTTGATAGCAATGAGGAATTCGAATAGAGACGCCCATGACGTTTCAAACGCTGATGTCAGGCGCTCTGCACGAGAAATCAAACGTGCGTCATCCTGGCGCATCGAGTCACCGCTAGAAGGATTCGCGTCACTGGCGACACCGAACACAGACTGCGGAACGCCTACCTTCGCAGCGGCCTGACGCGTGATGCTGTTCAAGGCGGTGCTGAAGTTCTGCAACTGAGCAGATGCAAATTCGGCAATCTTGACGTTCGCGTCACCGATCATCAGAAGACGTGCGGTGTAGAGCTGGTCACCTGTAGGAGCCGGCCCGACCTGTTCGCCTTCGTCATCCTGTGCGGCAAAGTCCGAAGACTCTGCGCCGAGAATTACGCGCTGAGGAACAGCCATAAAAGCTGAAGCAACAGACATGTCGGTGAGTACACGTGTCGCGGCATCCTGAAGACTGAAAATGTCCTTGCCTTCTGGACGTCCGTACGTGTCATTGACGAAGTTGCGGCAGATGAATACGAAAACAGGAACGCGCCCAGTGTTGGCAACGCGGTTCACTTCAATGAGAGCGCCTGTGTTGCTCTGCTCGTAATAGACAGTTTCGGTCGCCGTATAGTGCGCGCGATTCTGGCGCTTGTCGCCATAGACACGAAGCACTTCAGCAATCTCACCTGTATACGGGTCAACAGAGTGCACAGCGTCACCAGCAGGAACAACGGTGAGAATGGGGGAGCCGTCAGGGCGAGTGCTACCAGAAGGGATCACGTACGCGCGACCACCTTCAAGGGCAGCAAGATGTACCGTAGAAATTAGCGTGCTACCACCGTTGGCCTTCAAGACATCGCGAATGTACGCAGTGGCTTCAGGTGTTTCAGCAGTGACAGAGTCGAGGGTGATGCGCTCTTCGATCGCTTCTACGGCGAGACGAACGAAAGCGGCGGAGGTGTGAAATGAGCCGCGTAGCTCAGGCGGGCACATCGGTGATGTGTTTCGCACTGTGCGCTTTGCGGCGTAGTAGGCGTGGTAATTGGCGCTCTTCTGCTCGTTGATAAGCTGAGCGGCCTGGAGTTCCATGAATCCCATCTAGGCGGGTCCTCTCGTGCGATATGTGATCGGACCCGCCAGGGGTAAACTCAAATGCTCAGGCGTCAAGCCATTACCAGGAAGCGTACGTTGAACGCTTGCGCTTCTTTTCAGGCTCGGTTGGCGTGTTACGCAAATACTCCGTGCGCGCCATATCAGCGAGCATCAAAGCAGCGTATGCATCAACCTTGCGCTGTGAGTGCTTAGTGGCCTTGCCGAATGACAGGCCGAAACGGTTCAAGCGGCGATGGGCGTTGAGGGCATGTCGACGGAGCGTCGAATCACCATTGTGCTTAAGCTCGCCGTTCTCGATTGCGGAAACTAGAGACTCATGCGCGACTGTGAATCGACGCTGCTGAGTACGCATGTCTGCGGCTACGACGTTGTTACCGTCAAACTTCGCAGTCAAGCGCTGGCCATATTCACGTTCCCAACGTTCGACGTGACCTTGAATAGGGTTCACATCGGAGAAGAAGCCCACGACGCTGTACTTACTGAACGCCTGCTCAATCGCGTGGTCGAACTTGCCGACATCGACGCGCCACGTTTCATCTGCATTGGCCGGGCGTTCCACGATTAGAAGTGGGAACGCGGCACGGTCACTAGTACGGATCGCAACGAGCGCTGAAGCGTCATCAGACGTTGAAACATCCAAGCCGAGTGTGATGGTGTCACCTTCGACTAGAGCAAGCTCAGCGACCTTCAGAGCGTCCCACGTGAGCGCGTCATACAGCGCTTCGTCAGGTGCCGCGTTGATGTTCAGCTCGAAGCGCATTGTGTTCTCAATGAGAGTGCGCTTAGAGAGTGCCACGGCTAGCTTGCGATCGATGTCCAACCAGTGAGCGTCACCAGCTGCTTGTTCGATCCCGTAACGCAGTGAGTCAGGATCACTAGGGTTTGTGTCAGCCGGCGCGCTGAGTGAGTCGTAGTTCAGACCCGTATCAATCGCCCGACCCTCTTGAATAGACACGTAATCATCGTGCACGGCTTCGAGCACACTGCCTTCACCAACAGCGAAAGCGTTGCTGCTCAGAAGAATGCGCGTGCCTGGAATCTTGGCAGCACCACGTTCCATTGCGCCGAACATCTCGTTGCCGTGACTGGCAGGTACCCACAATCCGGCTTCTGTACCTGTGAGAGCTGTTGGGCGCATGCCTTCAATGCGGCGTGGTTGAGATGTGACGGCTTCCATGCGCCCGCCATTGGCCGTGTAAGTCAATTCCTTACCGAGGTCAATGCCAAAGTGCTCAATGGCTTCGTCGGACAAGATCTGTGTGAAGTATCCATAGGTCGATGTCGTGGCTTCAAGAGAAGTGGCGGCAACAACTACCCAAGGCTCACGTACAGGTCGGACACCGATAGTGCCGTCGTCACGGCGAAATGGTCGAGCGTTACCGCACAACTCAAATAGCGCGAAGATGGCCTGAATTAGATCCTTGCCAGTGCCCTTGATACGGACGATAGTTGTCAGTGGGAAGCTGAAGGATAGAGTTTCAGGATCGATGGCGCTCGCCCACAGGATCATTCGAATCTGTTCAGGCGTAAGCTTCATAGGCTCACCATTTAGACGGAGCCAGGTTTCAGCGAAGTGGACCATTGACCAGCCCACAACTTCGCTCAAGCCAAGGTCTTCAGGGAGAACCCAACGCGAGCGCCCGTTAGCCGTTGGGATTCGAGTCCACGTGAAGCCTGTGGAGTTACGCGTTCGGTAGGCGTTCTTCGGAAGGGCATACTTCATCGTTCTGCCCTCCCATCAAGGGATCAACGTCTTCATTTTCAAGATCTGCGAGACAGCCAAATGGACAATAAGTATCGGGGCAATTGCAGGCACTCATTCGTCAGTGCCGTGCATCAACTGTTCACGGCGATCAACGATGTCGAGTACAGGTGCAATCTTCTGCTCATCACTGCGGGCGATTTCAATACGCAGCTTCCTGCGGGCGCCTTCAGTCGTGAGGAAGTCATTCATGGCAGCGAACAATGGTCCGATGGCATTTGCTACGGCACCACCAGGACGTGACAGCTGCTCGCTGACGAGGTGCGTGACAATGCGTGCCTGTGCTACGTCGTTGTTGTCGTAGTACACAGACGTCGCTGACTTTGCCAGGCTCAAATACCATTCAGTGGCTAGCGGGTGCCAAGCTGCATCAGGAGCCGGCCAACTGACATCTTCCGTGCGGTCAGCATTCTCGATAGGAATCTCAGGCTTATTCGTGCGTCGCCTTTGATCGCTGCGCTTAGGCATTGGTCCGGGCATCAAGCCTCCAAAGTTTGTTAGGCGACTCGTGCGCCCTTTCGTGCGTTACATCCTTGGTGCGCTAGCTGAAGATTGTCAGCTTCATGTTTGCCGCCAAGAGCGATCGCTAGAATGTGGTCGATAGTCGCGCCATCACGTGAGCGGCGCGAAGCTTTAGGATCAATGGGATGGTCGCAGAGTGCACAAACCCAACCATCACGTTCTGCAAGGTCTTCAGGAGCCATACGGCAACCTGACTTCTCACCATTACGACGGTTAGCATAACGCTGCGCTTGTTCGCCTTTGCCTGACCCGTTGTGGTATCGGTTGAGCTTCTTGCAGTTATCCGCACAGAACCGCGATAGGTTTGTTTTACCGACGTACGTTTTACCGCAGTAGTCGCAGTCTCGGATATGAACACGGCGTGATGGGTAGTAGAGCGCGTCTCCACGCGCAAGCTTTCGAGCGTCAGCGGCACGTGCCCTGCAATTCTGAGTGCAGTATGTGGCAGGCGGTCCGCCACCCTTGCGGCGCTCAAATTCAATACCGCAATGTTCGCAGGTCAAAGTCATTTAGTGCGCCTTTCGTGAACGGCGCGTTGTTCATGGCTTCAACACTGTCCGTGAGTCTGTATCCCGTAGAGCTGTCGTGCGGTCATGACGCTCCGTACAGCTGAAGGTGAGGAGGGGAGGGTCAGACGGGGTGAGTGCTACTCATCATCGTCGAAGAGAGCAGCGGACTCGCCTAGTAGTTCGAATACGCGTTCATGCACGTTTGAAAGTGCTTCAGTGAACGTGGTAGCTCCTGCTACTGCAATACGCGAGTAAGGTGACATTGTCTGACGCACTTCAACTGTGTAACCAAGATTGTCGACGTGCGGACGAATGAGGATCGTGATTCCATCTTCAAACTCTGACGTGAGATCATCGACGAGCGCACTACTGAAATCGAACAGTTCGTCACTCATCGCTGTCACCTGCCAATGTTTGAAGGATGGCAGCCCAATTACTAGGTCGCCAGATGTATCCGTGCTCACCAGCAGCACTCACCCATTCCTCTTGTCCAGGTCGGAAGCGGCCCTTCTCAGTTTTCAATTCAACTAGGAGAAGGACGCCATCACGCGCTAGGACAAGATCAGGGAAACCGGGAGTGCCTTGTGTCGGTGTGCGCCAGGAGCCGCGTGTAAAGACAGCAGGGACATGCATGAACTGCCATCCATAAGCAAGGGCGACGCGTAGAACCTGTGCTTGGAACGAGCGTTCCGAGATATCAAGAGGAGGGGCCGTCAGGTCGTCTGTAGCAATCTGCATGACGGCCCCCTCTGAAGGATTAGAGACACAACAACACCTGTCATTCGCCAGGAGAAGTAACGAATGACAGGTGTTGTGTGTTTGCTCGGAGCGCTGCGAATGAGCGCGTCAACGAGCTGTGCTGTTGAGACATGACAGCACATGACGTAGGAAAGGAATAGTAAACTACGTCATTAGTCAGCCTAGACAGATTCGAACTGTCGACTTCTGCACCCCAGATGCAGCGCTCTAAACCTACTGAGCTATAGGCTTCCACGTGTTCAATTGCATGATGTGTGCAGTGCAGATGAACACGCCTTGCAATTGAACAGCGCGCCGTATTAATAGCCCGACGCAGGCAATGTACCCCCACAGCGAATCGAACGCTGATTGTCGCGGTGAAAACGCGATGTCCTTACCGTTGAACGATAGGGGCTTAAGATTCGAAAGGCCCCACCTGCCACGGTATGAGCACATGACAGGTGGGGTTACCTCTTTTGGAAAGCGGCGAAGTACACATCTATAGTTCAGGTACTTGCAGGCTCATCCGATAGGGTAAATAAATACCCCTTCACTATTAGTGGTCAATCGTCAAGATCTTCAACAACGTTGCCCAAATCGATCTCGCGTTCAAGAACAATTCGGAGTGCTTCAAATGCGATTTCTCGATTGCCACGCGATAGATTACAAGGGGCACACGAGACAGCAACGTTGAGACGCACGTCTCCCCAACAGGGCGACCAAATGTGTTCGTATGCAATTGGCATAAGGTGGTCCAGGTGCATCTCATCGTACAAGACATCTATGCCACAATGAATACAAGTTCCATTATCGCGTTCGTAAATACTGGTGCGAGAGTACAACTCAGTGTTTGCCGAACGTTCGCGTGCACGGCGACGCTGCCTAGACTCACGGTAAGCGTCTTTGTTGTTCTGGTAATGCGCTCGAATGATCGCGCGGTACGTATCTCGTCGCGTGTCTCGATATGCCTTCTCACGAGCACGCTTCTCTTCAGGGGTCAGTAATTGGCGCGGCTCCTGTGTCTTCTGCCGTGCTGTATTGTCGCAATCCTTGCAGAGCTGTGCGCGTCCAAATTTGGACGTAGGATGCTTCCTCAATTCGTGCAATGGCTTCGGGATTCCACAAACACGGCAACACCTGCTCACGCCGTCGATAGGTTTAGTCATCGCGATAAGGTCGGCGAAGGACGGCATGTCTTGACTCACGGTTTTCTCCAAATGATTTGGTGAGGGATAACCCCTCAGTAGAAGACTACATATATGTTCTCTCACTATTAGTGGTGAAGCGCACAGAAAAGCCCCGCCAATCAAATATGAAAGGCGGGGCCGGCGAACTGCTGTGATTTAGTTGGTTGCGTTCGTTAGAACCTTCTGACGGACATTCGAGAGATGCATACGTACACTGCCGCTGTTCATACCCAGACGTTCGCCTACGCGCTTTGCGTACCCATATGACGAGCCGTGGTCGGCAACAGCATCAATAACGCTCCACTCAGCGTCGGTTAGCGTGACACTCTGCAATTGCGCAATGTCGCGTAGGTCTGCGTCTTCGTCAATCGAAAGGTCAGGCATGTTCTCGATGTACTGCCATCCCTCATCGTTTAGCAACAAGACACGGTCTCCGTCAGCGTCCCACATATCGCCTTCAGGAGACCTGCCGAACACATCATCAGCGGTTGCTGTCATAGGGTCTAGAGTCTTCTCTGAGCATACTTCGGCCCAACCTTCCCCGTAAGGTAGTCGAAGAACCTGGCGCTCTAGGAATCGTGGTGTTAGGACGTACGTGCCGTCGTCATGCTTGGGGCTGTTGGCGGACATTGTGTCATGAAGGATGGTCTGCATTTTGTCTCCAGATTTGTTACAAGTTCGAAATGTTCCAGCTGTGCCACCCTAATCCATTAAGTCTCTAGGAGTGCCTGTTATCGATAACAGACCTCTCTAGGGACGGAACGAAATAGGTTGGCACACCTGGAACATTTTTGGTTTTGAGCGCTAGTTGTCAGCGCTCTGTGGCCGTACGGCTACGCTCAGAAAGTTTCAGCAGTCACATCGTTGAGAGCTTCACGTGTAATGGCGTCACCCTCGGGAACAATGCGTACACCACGGAATCCACGTGCCAAGGCACCAGACTTGTGAGTCGTGTTCTGCGTGATGTTCGATGCACTACGGCGCATGTTCTTTGTTACGCGGAAACGCTCAGCTGTCAGAAGCGAAGTGAACCCTGCGGCGAGTGCACTGTTGGAGAGACGTTCCTTCAACGTGTTGGCGTTGATAGGGCGCTTGCCTAGTGCCTGAGCAAAGTCGTTGTACGCCGCTAGCATGTCCTCGGTTGTCACGTACCATTCGCCGTGGAAGTCCTCAGAGGGAGCATCAGTCAAACGATCCTCAACGAACTGCAACATCAAGTCCGCGCTGCGCCTCCACTGCTGTGTAAGACCCTGAATCTCATCAGGTAGGGCAGGCGCTTCACCCTCGCGGGCAAGGACGCGTGTCGCACCTTCAACCATCCAAGCAAGTGCAGCTTCCCAAACGTCATCCAACCCATTCTCAGCAGCTTCCTTCACTCGAAGGTCGCCCTTACGCTCATTAGGATGCGTAGGGTTGTCATTGAAGGTGAACGGGAAAGGTACGGCGAGCAAGCGACGCCATGTTCCGTGATCGGTCTGAGCGACAGAAGGGAGCGTGTTAGTGGAAATGAACAGAGTGTGTGTTGCGCGGAAAGCGATGTCATCAGAACGCATACGGCGTCCGGTGACGATAGGCGTTCCGACAACACCCTTGATCGCTGTAGCGTCAAGGTGTCCATCGTCGGGCAGCTCCTCCAACACAGCACAGCGAGCGCCTTGCAAAGTCATACGCTCAGTCGGAACGTGATCCACTCCGCCCATCAATGCACGCTTATCCAAGACCACGTAGAACTCTCCTAGCGCGCCCTGTACCGCAGCGAGCAAGGTGCTCTTGGCGTTACTGCCACCACCATGCAGCAAGGTCATGTGATCCAGTCCCGCATATCCTGTTGTAGCAGAACCGAACTGCTCCTGAAGCCACGGGCGCACATTCTCAGGTACAGCGTCTAGAGCCTGATCGAAACGTGGGGACGTGAAGCCTTCGTGATATTCAACAGCAGAGATCTTCGTGAACAAATATGCAGGGTCATGAGGGAGAAGCTCGCCTGTACGAAGGTCAACCACACCGTTTCCCACGTTCAGCAAGTCCTTGTGGGGGTCGAAAGCCTTCATGTCTACCAGAAGCTCAGGGAACTCCTGCAATGATTCCATTACAAGCTTGAACTCTCGAAGGTCTTCCAAAGACTTCCACTGAGCAAGTCCCTGCTGTGCGTGATGTACTTCATTTGAAAGCTGTTCCCAGACGCCATACTGCACGTTGTCCATCACCTTACGAATAACCTTGTCCCATGAAAGGTCACGCCCGTTAGGTCCCTTGAACGGGTCCTTCACGAAAGCGTCCGATCCACGCGACTCATCACGCTGCTTCTCCAACTTAGCGCGGTAGGGAGCTTCGAAGTCCTCAAGCTCCTCTACCAAAGGCTCAAGATCCTGTAGAGCCTGCTGCTGTCGCTCTACGATAAGGGAGCGCACAATCATACGTGCCCTCTCTGTGGCGTTCTCGCCATACCTCCAACGTCCGGAGTCGTAAGCAATCCAGCCAAGTTCACTGTTGAATCGGAGGTTGCCATTTACGTCATGTGCTAGGTTTTCAGCGGCGGAGTAATGCGTCACGCGTGAGGTTTCTGCGTGGCGTGTTAGGGTTGAAGTCATTGTAAAAATCTCCTGTCAGCGGTTGTTGTGGTCGAAGTTCTCTTCGATGGCGGCGGCTAGCATTCCTGTGGTCCATCCCTCAGAACGAAGGACACGGGCCAAGCGTTCGCCGCTCAATGCTCCCTTCGATACGAGGAAGAACAGGCGCTTGTATCCACCCTTGCGGAACTGTCCAAGCACATCGCGTAGAGGGTTTGTGGTTACAGGTGTGAGGATGATGAAGCGCTGAACAATGTCGTAGTCGGTGATCACCGGGTTAATGATGTCTCCGAACTGAGGGTGTTCTCCTGGTAGTCGGTGATCCAAGCCAATGAAGTTCAAGCGCCAACGTAGAGCCCATTCAACATCGGATAGGTACTCGTCGTGCTCGCGCTCCGTGTCGACAACATCGTGCTGCTTGCAATTCTCATGAACGCACAGCATGGTCTCGCTAACAACGCGAAGCAAACGCTTGCGCTTGTCATCATCGTTAAGTGAGAGGTGGCCGATGTAATCGTCAAGTGCAGTCTGATTGATGTTCATTGTGATGCTTCTCCTGAATTCCTTGAAGGAGTACTTTCCCCTTCATGTATATACTACATTGGGTGCAATTCGTGATTTGTGTCTGTTGTTACTTCAGGTTCTCAAGTGGGATGCAGAGCAAATAGCCATATTCATATGTGTAAGTAACAGGCTTATCTGTCACTTCCTCGCAGCGCTCCTGCGGACCCTTAGGCATTGGCTTCGGGACAAAGGGCTGATTGACGGTGACAATCTCATCTGTCATTGGAAGTCGATCCCAGACACTTGATCCTGTTACGGCTAGAAGGGTTAGAGAGACGAAGATGAATGTAGCTGCAACAACACGCGCCCCGATGTTAATAGGCTTTACCAT